GGTTCGTACATTTTTAACGGACTTGTTTCAGGGTCTATATTTGGTGGTGTATCTGGGAATAAGATTACTGCCATTGCTGGGGAGTCTAGTACTGGAAAAACTTTTTTTAGCCTCGCAGTGGTTAAGAATTTTCTGGAGTCTAATCCTGACGGATATTGTCTGTATTTTGATACTGAGGCAGCTGTCAATAAATCACTCTTAGAAAGTCGTGGGATTGATTTATCACGTCTGGTTGTTGTGAATGTTGTGACTGTTGAGGAGTTCCGCAGCAAGGCACTCAAGGCAGTTGATATTTACCTTAAAAAACCCGAAGATGAACGCAAACCCTGTATGTTTGTGCTAGACTCTTTAGGTATGCTTTCCACTGAGAAAGAAATTACTGATGCTCTGAATGATAAACAAGTTCGGGACATGACGAAATCTCAACTTATTAAAGGTGCATTTAGAATGCTCACTCTCAAGTTGGGTCAAGCAAACATTCCAATGATTGTTACTAACCATACCTACGATGTCATCGGTGCATATGTTCCAACTAAAGAGATGGGTGGAGGTAGTGGTCTTAAGTATGCGGCATCCACGATTATTCATCTATCTAAGAAAAAAGAAAAGGATGGAACAGAAATTGTTGGAAACCTTATCAAGGCAAAGACTGCTAAGTCGCGTTTAAGCAAGGAGAATCAAGATGTTACGGTGCGTCTTTATTACGATGAGCGTGGTCTTGATCGATATTATGGTCTTCTTGAATTGGGAGAGGCTGCTGGGATGTGGAAAAACGTTGCAGGTCGTTATGAGATGAATGGAAAAAAAGTTTATGCTAAACAAATTCTCAAAGAACCTGAAACTTATTTTACCGAAGAAGTAATGCAGCAACTCGATGCTGCCGCGAAACAAATTTTCTCCTATGGAACGAATTGAGACTACGATTCTCAAAAACTTAATACACAATGAGGAGTATTCTCGAAAAGTTATTCCATTTATTGAACCAACTTATTTTGAACAAAGAAGTGAAAAAGTAATCTTTGAAGAGATTACACAATTTATCGTTAAGTATGGATCTGCAATCACAACTGAAGCACTAAATATTGAGGTTGAAAACAGAACTGATTTAAACGAGAGTGAAATTAAAGAGACAAGAGATATTTGTAACTCATTCACAGACTCTCCAGTAGATCATCAATGGTTGCTTGATACCACTGAAAAGTGGTGTCGTGACCGTGCCATTTATTTGGCACTGATGGAAGCAATTGGCATTGCAGATGGACAAGACGAAAAGAAGAATCGTGATGCGATTCCTTCTATTCTTTCGGATGCTCTGGCAGTATCTTTTGACAATAATATTGGACACGATTACTTACTAAACTACGAAGAACGATATGACTTCTATCACAAGAAGGAAGACAAGATCCCGTTTGATCTCGAATACTTTAACAAAATCACGAAAGGTGGTTTACCTAACAAGACTCTTAACATCGCGCTTGCTGGTACAGGTGTCGGCAAGTCTCTATTCATGTGCCACGTCGCTAGCTCCGTGTTGCTCCAAGGACGGAACGTTCTCTACATTACAATGGAGATGGCAGAAGAGAAGATTGCTGAACGAATTGACGCAAACCTTTTGAATGTTCCTATTCAGGACTTGACAGAACTGCCCAAGTCAATGTTTGAAAACAAAGTGACTAAGTTGGCAGCAAAAACTCAGGGGTCTCTTATAATTAAAGAGTATCCTACTGCGAGTGCACATAGTGGACACTTTAAGGCACTTCTTAATGAACTTGCACTTAAGAAGTCATTTCGACCTGATATTATTTTCATTGATTACCTTAATATATGTGCTTCCAGCAGGTATAAGTCAGGCATGTCTGTCAATTCATATAGCTATATTAAGGCTATTGCAGAAGAGCTTAGAGGATTGGCTGTCGAAGCCGAGGTCCCTATCGTATCTGCCACCCAGACCACTCGTTCTGGTTATGGTAGCTCTGACGTTGACCTTACTGACACTAGTGAGTCCTTTGGTCTCCCTGCTACTGCTGATCTTATGTTTGCCCTTATTAGCACTGAGGAACTTGAACAGATTGGACAGATTATGGTGAAGCAACTTAAGAATCGATATAATGATCCTACAGTAAATAAAAGATTTATTGTTGGTATTGATCGTGCCAAGATGCGACTTTATGATTGTGAACAGTCTGCACAAAATGACATACTTGACTCTGGACAAGAAGAAGAGTATAATCCTGAAGAGGATAAACCTAAAAAATCTTTTGATGGATTCAAATTCTAATGAACGGTTACTTTTCTGTATTTGATCCTACTGGTAAGAAGATTGCCGATTGTGGTGCTCTTCGTGATGCTGTCAATCTTGTCGGTATGAGAAATGCTAGATGGGATGGACATTACTATCAATTCAAACCAGTTTATAATACTATTGATGTAAATACTAAAAAATATTTTCCATCAGATGATATTGTCGTTAATATGGACGGTGGTGTCGGTGGATCTTGGACTGTCGAAAGTTCACAACTAGAACAATCTGAACTAAAAGAACTAGAACTATGAGCAATGTTGATACCCAAAAGTATGTTGAGTTTGTCGATGCGGTCACGTCACAACCATCAAAAGACCACGAAGCGTTCATCTATCGTCTTCAAGAAATTGAAGGTCAAGACTTTCATTCCGAGCGACTGCTTACTGCTGCTGTAGGAATGTGTGCCGAAGCGGGTGAATTCACTGAAGTTGTCAAGAAGATTATCTTTCAAGGCAAACCTGTCAATGAAGAAAACATGTTCCATCTAAAACGTGAACTGGGTGATATTATGTGGTATGTTGCTCAGGCATGTATGGGTCTTGGCACTTCTCTTGATGAAATCATGGAGATGAATGTTGAGAAACTAGTTGCACGTTATCCTGGTGGAGAGTTTGATGTTCACTATTCTGAAAATCGTAAGGAGGGAGACCTGTGAGTGAAGAAAAGAAAGTAACAGTAGAAATGCCTGTATATCAGGCAGCAGCAGTTCGTCAGGCACTGTTCATGGACACAAAAGATTATACATATGATCCTAAGTCTATGCCAGAACGTGTTGCTCAAATTCGTGAAGTGATTGTTAGTATTGACAGTCAACTCGAAGAAATTCTTAAAGAGGACTGAGGTCCTCCTTTTGGGGTTATAGCTCAACTGGTAGAGCACCTGCTTTGCAAGCAGGGGGTTAGGGGTTCGAGTCCCCTTAACTCCATCTAAATACTTCAAAAAGTATTATGGCATCGATTGCTGAAACTTTATTAGCTCTCAATGAAATTCTTCAGGACTATGATACTGAAGTAAAAAGTGCTGGACCTTTGGTTACAACTTTATTCGTTTTTTCAAAAGAGAGATCTGAAGCTAGAGAAGAAATAAAAGCAGCATTTAAAAAAAGAAATATAGATGCACAACAAGTAAAAGTTCCAAAATCTACATTTGAAGGACTTAGAGTATCTGAAAGTGCTAGATCATATTTGAATATTGTATTCAAACCCAAGAAGGGTGGTGGATCTGGTGCTGGTGCAGCACTGACTAAAATGGCAGAGTCTGCTCAGGCAGTTTATGCTGCAGTGGCATTCGGTCTTGGTAGAGAAATTACACATTCAGATATTACTCCTGATAATGTTCAAAAATTTAAATCTAAATTTGATGTTGATGAAGATACTGATAAGATATTAAATGAATTGACTGATGATTGGATTGCATCTTCACTTTTGGGTGCTAATGAGTTGTGGGATAAATTTAAAAAAATAAAACAAGGAATAGTTTTTCACAGAGGATCAAAGACTGTCGATCATATTGAAAATCAATTCAAAAGAATTAAGAAAAAGGAGGGAATTAGATTAGATATCAACAAGTGGTCTCCTGCAGATATATACGTCACTACACCTGGATATGATTCTAAGTGTTTGGAGGATGAGCAATCAATTAAAGGATTGAATCAATGTATGAACGAAAGAATAAATCCACAGAAACCTGTAATGTTTGGAGTTTCTTTAAAAAAGATGTCAAATACCGCATCTTTGAAGTTACTGAATTTTGATAAGAAAGATGCTTTAGAAAAGACCTATTCTGGTTTTGATATGAACTATGATAGTATTGATATCTACTTAAATTATAATGATGGAACTAGAATACAATTTAGATCTTTTGGTGGCAGTAAATCATTGACTGGATGGCAAGGAGAAGTAAAAGGAACTAAAGCAAATCAAGGAAAAATATCCTTGGGTCCTGTAAATTTACTTTTGAAAATGCACGGAGAATCTCCGATTCCAACTGACTATGCCAATCAGATAAAGAATGGAACAAAAAAACTTAAGATAATTGAAGATGTGAAAGATGGATTGCAGAAATATGCAAAAGGTTATACTGAGTCAAAGTTCAATGATCTCCAAGCCAAAAAACAAAAACAAGGAACTTTTGATGCTTGGTTATATTCAAAAATTCATTGTATTGCACTTAGAGAAAAAATAGAATCAATACCAAAAACTAAAGTAAATCAAGTCTGTGAGGATTTCTATTTGTATGCTAACTCCAGATCTTCTTTATCTTCACCTTATTATAAGTTAGAATGATGAACCTGCAAATTGACGAACTATTACAATCTTTTGAATCAACTACAAAAATAAGCAAAGGTAAGTATAATGAGTTCCTTGCTCACGTCTACCTTGTCTTTGATAAACAGATTGCTATGTGTAGGACAGATCGTATGATGAATAAATATAAGAAAATGAGGATGGAAGTCCTCAGGTATATTGTTGCACACGAAAAAGAAATAATTAAACGATTGAATAAGTAATGAAGAATTTCTTCCAATTTTTAACAGAATCTGCAGCACAACAAGCGGCACGTCTTGGACTTGATGGAGACGGGCATGGTGGATGGTATAAAGATGGTGAGTTTGTTGCGAAGACAGAAAAGGGAAGACTGAAGTTTTATAATAAAAGACAGAAGATTGGTCAGCAAGATCCTCCACAGAGTGACAAAGAAAAGAACTTATCACAAACAACTTCTGCTCCTGCGCCAGAAAAATCTGCAGTACAACAGGCACCCACGCAAGAAGGTCCACCTGCAGTAGAAAAAACTAAGGGAACTCTGACCGTTGCATTTGGTCGTTTTAATCCACCAACAACAGGACATGAAAAACTTTTAGATACTGTTGCATCCAATGCTGATGATGGTGATTATATTATTGTCCCGTCACGTAGTCAGGATAAGAAAAAAAATCCATTGGATGCAGATACTAAAGTCTCCATCATGAGACAGATGTTTCCCAAACATAGTGAAAGAATTGTTAATGATGCACAGAACAGAACCATCTTTGATGTTCTGAAGAAGGCTCATATGGATGGATATGCCGGTGTTCGTATCATTGGTGGTGGTGATCGTGTAGCAGAATTTGAAAAACTGTCTGGAAATTACAACGGTAAACTTTATCAGTTTGATACCTTAGAAGTTAGATCTGCAGGAGATCGTGATCCTGATGGTGATGATGTTTCGGGAATGTCTGCATCGAAACAAAGGAAAGCAGCTGCAGAAGGAGACTTTGCATCATTTCGTAAAGGTGTTCCATCATCATTGAATAATAAGCAAACGAGAGAACTTTATAATAATCTTCGTGCTGCAATGCAAATCAAAGAAGGTTGGAATATGTGGGAGATTGCTCCTAAGTTTGATTGGAAAGGACTTCGTGAAAACTTCATTAGTAAGAAAATTTTTAGGGTTGGTGAACTTGTTGAAAATGTAAATACTGGATTGGTGGGGAAAATTATTCGTCGAGGAACCAATCATCTTATTTGTGTTACTGAAGATAAGATTATGTTTAAGTCTTGGATTAAGGATGTCACGGAGGCAGTAACTAATAGTGATGCCCCATCAGGAGTTCCTGCGGATCAGAGATTAATTGGCACTGATGCACATCGAAAATACGTTGAAAAATTAGTTCCTGGAAGTGAGCAGGGAAGGCAGTTTATAAATAAATATAGAAAAAAGTAAGAATTACTAGATCTTCCAATGGATAAAAATATTTTTGAAGAAGGTCCTCGTAGAGGTCATGCCGCCGGAGATACAAGTATTGAGCAGCAAGCATCACAACTTGCTTCTGATATTAGGTATAAAGCAAGACAAAAAATGAAGGGAGCTTCAGGATCTAACATGAGTCCTGGACAAGTCCAGCAACTTTATAGATCTTTGCTTGGATCTTCAACTGCACCTGGTGCTGTCAAGGCAATTGTAAAGAAGAAATTATTCAAGG